TAAGCCAAAAAGCGAAAGTCAGAAAAAGCTTGAAAAGCTAAAGAAAATTTTACCTAGAGATAAGTTAATCGATTTAATTAACCAAGGAGAAAAACCAAAAGCAATTGCAAAAAAATTCGGCTTGTCTTATGGGACGCTTTATGAGCTTAGAAGAGCTTACGGCATTAACACCACAAAAATTAAGAAAATGGAAAATATTGATAAAGGTAGTGATAAAAAAATGAAAACTGCTATGGATAGAGCTCGGGAATTACTTCCCGAACAAAAATTAAACGAATTGCTTGCCAAAGGTCTGAACGGAAAGGAAATATCTGAACGTTTTAATCTGCCTTACTGGACGATTAACGAATTAAAGAAGCAGTATAAAGAAAGCAAGACGGATAATGGAACTAACGGAGAAGCGAAAAAAATTAACAAAAATCTTGAAACAGATAATTATGAAATAAACCAGGAGTTTATACAGGGCCTTTCTTGCTTACTTCCAGCAGCTTTATTTAGCGAATTAGATAATATAAACAAAAAACTGGGATTATTTGATGAACGCATAGCAAGGTTGGAGTTTGCCAACCGGAAAAATAATCTGTACGAATTCTTTGCCGCGGTTGCAGAAGAACGAAAGCGGCAAAATGGTAAGTGGGGTGTCCAGCGGCAACCCTGGTCGGTATGGTGCGTAATTCTCGGTGAGGAAGTTGGCGAGGTGAACAAAGCCGCTCTGGAAAACCGGCCGGAGGACTTAAAGAAAGAAATTGTACAGGTGGCCGCGGTGGCAGCGCAAATTTATGAGCAACTTATAGAGGTTAGAAAGGAAGGTTCGGCATGATTTCCTTCACCGTCCCCGGCCGCCCCGTGCCGGCGCAACGAATGACTAAGCGCTCAAAATGGATAGGCAGGGCAAGAAAAAGCTTAAATTATCAAACAAAAGTGGCCTGGTGCGCCAAGGCAGCCGGCGCCAAAGAGTTGAAAGGAGACCTCTGTTTAACTGTTCGCTTTTACTTCAGAGATAAAAGGCACGGGGACCTTAGCAATCTTATTAAAGCTATTGAGGACGGCCTGCAGTACGGTCAGGTCATGGAAAACGATAGACAAATAAAGCAGTATGGGCAAGGGACCGGGATATATTTTGACAAAGACGAGAGGGCGGAAGTGGAACTGCGGAAATGCGAAGAAGGGGAGTGATCCTAGTGAAGCGAAGGCAGCTCCCGATAACCATAATGCCGCACGCGATGTCGCGGTGGCGTGAATACGTGGGCCCGGAAGAGGCCCGGGTAATTGCCAGAGAGGTCCGGCGCCACCTGGTGGCATTTTTAAGATGCGGGGTACCGGTGGACCATACCGGGGCAGTGCAGCTGCAGCTCCGGCCGAGGCTGTGGGCTGTAGCTGTACCGGAAATAACCGGCGGCTGGGCGGTGTTGACGTTTCACAGAGGGGAGTATTTCAGGGAAGGGATGGCGGGATGATTAAAGTGGGAGAATATGTGGAGGTTATGCAACCATACGTTTGGCGGCTTCTGCTGAGGCGGTACCTATGTTTTGTGGGCGTGGACTGGGAGCGGCTCATGAAAGAGCGGCCCAGGCCGGCTTAGTCTTTAGAAAGGGTGATTTTATGGATAAGAAAGATTATATCAACACACAAAACACTTTGATTATGATACACGGCATGTTGCAGGGTTTGGATTTGGCTGAGTTTATAGACAGCATTAATAGAGCGGAAACAATCGGTCCTATTTTAGACCCCACTTTATATATGGAAGGTCACAAAAAGATGGGAAACATTAAAAAGTTGGCTGAAAAGGCTCTGGAATTACAAAGCGTTAAATTGAGATAAAAACAAAACCCGCCTCCCGGCGGGTAAAGGCAATAGATATGGCTGTCTAAATTTTACCACACCGGCCGGGAGGTGTGCAAGTGAAACTGAAAAGAGCGACATACAGGCATATAGAGGCGGAGATTTATGCTTACTACGATACATTGAAAGCGATAGATGAATTGCGCCGGGACATTATCCTGCGCGGCCGGGAGGTAGAGCCCGGCATGGCTGTCGGTGAGAGCGGGTACGCGAGCAGCATCGTTGAGCGCAGGGCGACCAGGCTGGCGGATTCAATCTTGCTTCGGGAGATGGAGAGGATTACAAAGGCTATTCATGATACATATTTAGTAGCGAAAGATGAATGCCGTCGAGTGGTTTGGGTGAAATATGGACTGGCGATATACTGGGAACCACCGGAGGAGTTGAAGGCGGCAATGGAAGGGCAAAACAGATACGATATAAGCGCAAGGGATATGGCGGATATTCTTGCTGTAGACGAGAGTACTTTCCACCGGTACAGGACCGGGTTTGTGTATGGGATTGCGGAGAGGTTAGGATGGTGGTAGAATAGCAAAAAGGAGGTATGCCTGATGGAAAAACTTAAATTGGCAATGGCTAGCTTACTTGGTTTAAGTGATGAAGAAATAGAGAAAGCTATTCCGGTAAAGGAACAAACGGTTTTATGCAAATGCAGGTTTGATAAGGCCATTAAGTACGGTCTTTATGACTTAAACATCGTGGCAAAACAAACAAAAGTTGAATTACAGAAAGTTGGGGATAAAGACGGAATTATAGGGGCTGTTGGTAGATGTGCTAATTGTGGTAAAGTTTACTACTGTATCTTTTAAAAACTTGCAAGTTTTTTGCAAGCCTGAAAAGGGTAAAAAAGTGTATAATAGTATTAGCAAGCTGTAGCAACAAATCCCAGGTGGAAACCGTTCCCGTTTCGAGTTACGGGGTACACGGGGTTGGCTCGTGGCGGATAACAAATTCCTGGTGGAAACAAACTGCTTGCTAGTTTTATAAGGAGCCGTCCGGGAGGGCGGTTTTTTACTTGTAGCGTAACGGTAACAAAGGTAACGGTAACAAGCGTAACGGTAACACCGTAACGAGGAGGTGGCCCGGATGCCGGCAGGATATTCGGCCCGATGCAAAGTGTGTAATTCGGGTCACAGAACGGAAATAGAAAGATGGGTTAGGGAAGAAGGGTTAAGTCCGAGGCAAGCATCGCAAAAGCTAAAAGATGAATACCAGGAATCCATAAGCCATAAATCCATTTGGCGGCACATGAATGAACACTTTGATGTTAAAGCTGAGGCTCGGGAGCAGTATCAGAAAAGCCAAAAACAGATAGAAGTACAGGCCCAAAAACGATTGTCTGAAATTGAGATATTAGATAATATCATTGCCGGCGATTACGAGCTTCACCAAGGCGCCCGGCAATGGCTTGCTGATCTTGTGTTTGAGAAGAAGAAAATTCCCCTTGCTCTGGTTCAATTGCTTACTGCTACGGCCAGTGAGGTTAGACAGCACATGAAGCAGAAGCAGGCAATGCTTGGAGAGGACCCTGCCTCTAAAATTGCAGAGGTCCTCTCTGATTTGTGGGAGGAAGATGAAGATGAATCTTAGCCCAAAGCAAAAAAATCAGCTAAAAAAAACGTTAAAGCAGTCTAGGCGGGACAAAGTATTTTTTCGCTAAAGCTTTTTTCAACAAAGAACTTGGCCTCAAGCAATCTGAGGCAATAAATCTTGGTGGCCGCATTAGCGCAAAAAACTGCGGCCGTCGTTTTGGCAAGAGCCTGGTGACGGCGATTGATGTAACCCACGAATGCGCAACAAAGAAAAACCAGATGTGGTATGTAACGGCCCCTTCGATTGACCAAACAAGGATTTACTTTAGCGAGATAGAAGAGGCAGCCGGGCAAAACGGTTTGTTAGACACCTTGGTTGCAGATATAAAGTATTCGCCTTTTCCGGAAATCAAGCTTATAAACGGCAGCAAGATACTAGCTAGAAGCACGGCGAGAGACGGGCTTTACCTGCGCGGCAAAGGTGCCAACGGGGTAGCGATCACAGAAGCAGCTTTTATCAAGGACCGTATATATCAAGAAGTAATCCGGGCCATGGTTCTTGACCGCCAGGGAGATATTCGTCTAGAAAGTACGCCTAACGGCATGAATTATTTTTATAAAATTTTTCAAGAAGGCTTGAATGATTCATCAGGGTATTACAAAAGTTTTCATGCTACGGCATATGACAATGATAGGCTTGACCGTGAGGAAATAGACAGAATCAGAAAAGAAATACCGGAACTGGCTTTCAGGGTGGAGTACCTGGCTGAGTTCGTAGAAGATGATACCTTTGTTTTTAAGTGGTCTGTTCTACAAGAAGTATTTGACGATTATGAGCTGCAAGAGGAGCCTGAAAAGGATCATATCTACAGCATTGGGGTGGACCTGGCTAAATATCAGGACTATACTGTTATTATTGTTCTGGATGTGACTACCGTGCCTCACAAGGTAGTCGAGTTCAGGCGATATCGGAATAAGCTTTACAGCGACATTATCCCAGAGATAAACCAGCTGCAAGCTAAATATAGGGCACCGGTCTTTTTGGACGCTACGGGAGTTGGTGATCCGGTTTCTGAACATATAGTGAACTGTGTACCTTTTGTTTTTACCTCTAAAACCAGGTCAGAACTAATAAGCCACCTTGTAGTAACTATAGAAAACCAGCGCATATTGTTACCAGCCAGTTTAACTGTCTTGAGGGACGAATTAAGATATTTCCAGAATGTAAAAAGAGGAATGACAGTACGACCGGAGGCAGCACCAGGATACAATGACGACTGCGTAATGGCCCTGGCGCTTGCAGAATGGATAACAGCGAGCGTGCCGGTAGAAGAAACTATTGTCTACGATGACCCGGTTGAAATTTCACCGGTTTAGGTGCGGAAATAACTCGGCGGGGTCGTTGGTAGTATCAATCTTGTATTTCTTCAAAAACTCGTACCAACCCATTCGCTGGACGTACCAGCGATGTTTTTCGCACAGAGGCCAGAGGTAGCCGATCCAGCCCTGGTATCCGTGCTTCTTTGCATTATATACGTAGTTTGGCGGCTGGTGCCAGCAAATCATGCAGCGCGTGTTACGTATCCGTTGATATTCCGCCTTCGTAACATAGCGAACGGGGTCCGGAAAGAGGAAGGTAATCACCGCCTTTGGGAGAGATGAATACATGGGTATATTTCAAGAAGCAGCCAGGAAAATCCTTTCGGAAGACATACAAAAAATGCAGGAATCTATACAACAGCGGGACGACAGCTTAGAACTACTGCAAGAGCGTCTGGCCGAGCTGGAGTTGGCATTAGAAGATGCCGGCTGGATGAAGCTTTCCTCTGAAAGCCAGCGAGAATTTTCTCGGGAGGGCTTGCGCAAAATCAACCAGCTGGCCCGGCTGTACTGGATAAAGAACCCGCTCATCAAACGGGCCGTGCTAACACAAACCCAGTACGTCTTTGGCCAGGGCGTGAATATCGAAGCAGAAGATCCGGACGTTAACGAAGTTATTCAAGAATTCCTGGACGACCCGAAAAACCGGGCAGAACTCACCGAACACCAGGCGCGGATGGTGAAAGAGACTGAATTACAGGTATTTGGAAATATCTTTTTCGTATTTTTTGTAAACAAGAGCACCGGTCGGGTGAGGATTCGGACCATACCGGTTGATGAGATAAGTGATATCATTACGGATCCGGAGGATGCCAAGACGCCGCTTTATTATAAACGCGACTGGACGGAGCGCAGGTTTAATACAAGCACCGGACAGCATGAAGTGAGGCAGAGAACGGCGTATTATCCAGATTGGAAAAATCCGAACCCCGCCAAAACCATTGCAAGCAAAAAGGTGGAAGATGCGGTAGTTTATCATGTGGCGGTGAACAAGCTCAGTGACATGAAATTTGGCGTATCAGAGGTTTATGCGGGCATTGACTGGGCCCGGGCATACAAGGAGTTCCTGGAGAACTGGGCCACCATTGTAAAAGCTTACTCGCGTTTCGCATGGCAACTCACGGCCAAGGGCGGTAAAAAGGGTATTGCTAAAGCAAAAGATAAACTACAGAGCACATTAGGTATCAATACGGGTACCGAAACCAATCCGCCACCCGTAACTGCTTCAACTTTCATAGGTACCGAAGGGGCGAAATTGGAACCGATTAAGACGGCTGGCGCCACTACAAAGGCCGAAGACGGCCGCAGACTACTCTTGATGGTGTCAGCTGCCACCGGCATATATGAGCATTACTTTGGTGACCCCAGCACGGGCAATTTGGCTACGGCTAAAAGCATGGAACGGCCGATGGAGCTCATGTTTAGAGATAGGCAGCAGCTGTGGGCCAGTGTATTCAAGGAAATATGCCAGTTTGTAATTGAGCAATCAGTTAGAGCTCCGCGAGGGAAATTGCAGGGTAATGTTCTTAAAAACGAATACGGCGAAGAATATGTAGAACTAGCAGGCGACATGAGCGACAGGGTCAACGTTACCTTCCCGGACATTCTTGAGAAAGACGTAAAAGAAAAGGTAAGCGCTATCGTTAGCGCAGCCACTCTGGACGGTAAAGCACCGGCCGGCACCCTGGACTTGAAGCGCATCACCCGTATGCTGCTCCTGGCGCTCGGTGAAGAAAACGTGGATGAAATACTCGAAGATTTATTCCCAGATGATGAAGAAGGGAAGGGCCGGAATAAAGAAGAGGAACAAGAAATTGAAACCATGATGGTAGATGCCATCCGTGATCTCCGGGAGGCGGTGAGGAAGCTTGCAAGCAAAGAAGCTGCTTGATGCCCTGGACCGTTTCCTTGAGGCGATGCACAGGGCGAGCAAGAGAAGAGCATTGGCGCCATTGGAGAAAAAGCTTGAAAAAGCAATGCAGAAAGCTTTCCGTAAGCAGGGAAAGCTTTTTTTGCAGAGATTCGAAAAATTTAAGTCGCGATTTAAAGAGGCTTACAGGCTTAAAGAATCAATCGATGACGATGAAACGGACCCTATCTTTGACCAGGTATTTATGGAAACGTCGGATTTAATTCGTGAGCCGATAAAAGAAGCCGCAAAGAAGGCACTGCAGGCAGCCGCTCTAAAAACTATAGCTGATTTGAAAGTCAATATTGCGTTTGACCTTGAGAATCCCAGGGCGGTTGAATACTTAGAATTACATGCTGCTGAAAAAGTGACCAATATCAATGAAACCACCCGGAAGCGAATAAAGACCATTATTATTAAGGGCACTGAAGAGGGCTGGTCCTACGATCGGATGGCCCGGGAAATATCCAGCCATTTCGAGGAATTTGCGGTAGGTAAGCCGCAGGAGCACATTGACAGCAGGGCGCACCTGGTGGCTGTAACCGAGACCGCGGAAGCATACGAGGAAGGCAACCGGATCGCGGCCAAGGAGATACAGAAACAGGGCATTCTTATGGAAAAGTCTTGGCTAACTGTGGGGGATGACCGGGTTTCTGACGGCTGTGAGGAGAATCAGGACGCGGGTTGGATTGATATTGACGAGCCTTTTCCCAGCGGCCACCAGCGGCCGCCGAGGTTTCCGGGATGTAGGTGTGACTGCTTATACAGGCGCAAGCCGGAGGAAGGTGATTAAGTGGCTATTACCGCTTACCAGCGCGGGCATTTAATCACGTATTGGAAAGGGAAATGGGTATATGCCGATGATAAAACACCTGCAAATAAAGAAAGACCGTGTAAATTTTGTGGGGAAATGCCTACTAAAAAGGGATATGACCCTTGTTTAGGATATATTCCTGGAGTTAAATCAGCCTGTTGCGGGCACGGTGTTGATGAAGGGTTTATCATGTATGACGATGGCCGGGTGGTGATGCTTAAATGCCGTGGAAGAAAGCCGATGTTGACAAACACATAAAGGGCCTTACCGACAAACAAAAGGAGGTCTGGATAAAAGTTGCTAACTCGGCGTTGGACAGGTGCCTGAAGGCTGGAGGTGAACGTCAAAAATGTGAGGCAAGTGCAATCAGACAGGCTAATGCTGTAGCGAAAGGAGTGAAGGAAAGCGTGAATGAAGTGCAAGAAACTTTGCAGAAGCTTGAGGAAGTAGGCCGGGTGGTAAGCAAAGAAAATGAAAGCAAAATTAGGGCGGCTATAAAAGCTCTACAAGATATCCTGACTAAATTAAGTGCCGGAAATAACGTTGAAGAAGCTGAAAAACAAGAGGCTATAAGGGAAGCTAAAAAGCTAATTGAAGCCGAGCTGAGCCATGGACAAATCCGAGAACTGCTCCGGCAGGCACTACACAATGAAAACCCAGCAGCCAAGCGCTGGTACTTCATCCGTGATGTATTCAGCAGTTATTTCATTTACGAAGATGAACCTCGGGATGACGCTACCGGTAAAACGAAGCTCTATAAACGCACTTATGTAATTGACGACAACGGCAAGGTAATGCTGGGTGACCCGGTTGAAGTAGTAAAAGAAATAACCTACAAACCCGTAAAATCGCAGGAATCTCACCGTGGATTAGCAGAAGCCAAGACCAAAACCGAGGATGGCAAGCAGTACCCAGCCGAGGCTTACGCTTATGTGCCTGACTCGGAGAAGCCGTCAACTTGGAAGCTCCGGCTCTGGGAAGACCCGCAGAAAAAGATGACCGCTGCCCAGGTAGGCCGGGCAATAGCTGCTTTCAGCCCCGGGGGGTTTAGGGGCCAGAAGGTAGATATTCCGGCCGGCGATGTTGCGAAAGTAAAAGCTAAGCTCAGGGCAGCTTGGAAGAAAGTTAATCCGGACCGGGATCCGAAAGAGATGCCGAATCATATCAAAGAGGCGGATAATAAACAAACTTTAAAAGACGAATTTGTGCCGTTAATTGAAAAAGGCGTCCACAGGGATGGGACAATCCCCATCAAGATTATTAGCCCCGGTTGGGGAACTAGCGGGTATTACAGCGAAGCCGTGCTGAAACGCGATGCTGGCGTCTATAAGAAAGGCACCAAAATGTACTGGGACCATCCAACTAAAACTGAAGAAAGCGAACGGCCCGAACGCTCGCTGAGAGATCTGGCGGGCGTTTTGGTTTCCGACGGGCGGTATGAAGAAAACGGCCCGGACGGTCCTGGCGTCTATGCCGATGCCAAGGTATTTACACCATACAAAGAAGCGTTAGGAGAGCTGGCGCCGCACATCGGCCTCAGCCACCGCGCTCTAGGCCAGGCAAAGCAGGGTGAGGCTGAGGGCAAGACCGGACCCATAATTGAAAAAATTGCCGTGGCCGAATCGGTCGACTTTGTTACTGATGCCGGCAGGGGAGGAAAGGTGTTAGAACTTTTTGAAGCCGCTCGGGAAAAGGCGGCTGAAAGGAGTGACAATGAAGTGAAATGGGAAGCCATTACTTTGGACGAGGTGAAGCGCAATAGACCCGACCTAGTTGAAGAAATGAGAGCGGAAATCAAAGCGGCCGTATATGGCGACAAACAAAAATTAGAGGAGGCGAAGAAAATGAGCGATGAAAAACTCAAGGAGCTTGAAGAAGCTAAAAGCAGGCTGGAAGATGAAAATAAGCGCTTAAAGGAGGCCCTGATACTGAGAGAAGCCAGGGACTTTGTTTCTGAGCAGCTGAAGGAAGCCAAACTGCCGGATATCACCAAGCAGCGCTTGGTGGAGAGTTTGGCACAGAAGCCCGTGCTCAAAAATGATGAGTTGGACAAGGACGAATATAAAAAGAAAATCAAAGAGGCTGTAGATGCAGAAGTTGATTATCTAGCTAAAGTGACCGGTTCCGGCAACATCAGGGGCATGGGTGAAGGCGGCAGTGGTGGAGACGTGAACATGGAAGAAGTAGAGAAAAATCTTGAAAGCTCCTTTGCGCGGCTAGGCCTGAGCGAATCTGCTGCCAAGATAGCCGCAAAAGGGCGCGAATAAGGAGGCATGAAAAAAGATGGCAACTAACAGGATTTACGAGTATGGCAGAAAGTTGTCTGTAACCTGTTCTCACCCGACGGCTCCTAGTTCGGGCCAGCCTGTCCGAGTTGGACAGATGACGGGTGTTGCGCTTACAGATGAAAGAAGCGACGGCACTACAACAGTTGATTTTGGCCCCGCCGTGTATGAACTTAGCGTTAAGGGCGTAAACGACAGCGGAAATTCTGCTGTGTCTGCGGGGGACCAGCTCTACTATGTTGATAATGACATTGGCGACGGTAGCGGTTTCCTGAGTAAAAAGAACAGTGGGTATTTCTTTGGATTTGCGCTTGAGGCTGTAAGCAGCGGGTCCACCAGCACGATCAAAGTATTGGTTCTGCCTTCGCCTGGACCGGGCACGGCAGATATTCTGTCTGGGGCAATTGGGACGGATGAGCTGGCTGATGACGCTTTAGCTGCTTCTGTCGCTGGCCGTGCTAAAATGGCAGACGGCTTTTTTGATGCAACAGCTGCCTTGGCTAAATTTGCGACTGACAGCATGGAAAATGCATTCCTGATCAAAGCAATCGCTGATGGAGCTTTCCAGGCAGACGCTACAACTAGGGCATTGTTTGCTGATGCGATCTGGACAGTTGCTAAGCTGGCAGTTCCTAAAGTTAATGTAATTTCCCAACAGGTTGCAATCGGTGATTTTACAGACAATGAAGATGCAACAGGATATGTAGATTTGGCTACTCAGTTGCCTAAAGGAGCAGTTCCTTTAGCAACAAAATTTGTGGTTACTACGGGGTTCACAGGTGATACGACTGCAACAGTTCAAGCTGGAGTTAGTGGGGACTTAGATCGCTTTACCGAACAAACTGATCAGTCTGTCCTCGCTGCTGGAACTGTGGGGTCTACTCCTCCGGCTGATTGCTGTGATGGCATAGGAGCTGCTCAGACAATCCGTATAACTGTAACAGGCTCTGCTGATTTTTCAAACATATCAGCTGGTGAGATGACCGTGTACGTCTACTACATTGAAACTGAGTAATACATGGAAATTAAGGAGAGTGAGAATAGAATGGCTGAATTCTTGGAAACTATTGAGAGTATAAGAGCAGAAGAAGCCTCTGTTCAGAGGCTTTTTGGCGGAGAAGGCCAGGGCGTGCGCCAGGTACGCGGGCGCAACAACCCGCAGTATATGGCGAAGCTGGCCGAAGCGGCCAAATTTGTGGCGGACGTTTTTGAGGGCCGCAGGCCTATGTACCACCTGCAGGAGGCCATGACCACCAGCGATTTTCCTTACCTGTTTGGGGATATCCTGGATCGGCAGCTTCTAGCTAACTACCGGGAAGCCCCGGCTGTTTACCGCAATTACTGCAGGATTGCAACAGTAAGAGATTTCCGCACAGTTAAGCGGTTTACCGTAAGCGGGGCTGAGGCGGTATTAAGCGAGGTTAAACAGCAGGCTGAATATCCCGAAAGCAGTTTAAGTGAAGGTAAATACGAGTACAGCGTCAAGAAATATGGCCGCCGGATACCGTTTAGCTGGGAATCTATGATAAACGACGACCTTGACGCGCTGAAAGACATTCCGGCCAGGTTTGGAAGGGCTGCCCGCAGGACAGAACAGAAATTCGCTACCGGCCTGTACGTCGATTCTAGCGGTCCCCATGCCAGTCTCTACACGGCTGATAACAGCAACATTGTAACTGGCAATCCGGCGCTGTCTGTTGCCGCTCTGCAAACTGCTATGACAATTCTGGCTGCACAAACCGATTCAGACGGTGAGCCGATTGTTATTGACGCTGTTCACCTTGTAGTGCCTCCAGCTCTGGAAATTACAGCCGAGAATATTCTAAACGCGTTACAGTTGGAGCTGGTTGAATCCGGCGGGACTTCAAATCAAAAGTTGATTGCTGTCAACTGGATGAAGAACCGGCTGAAGCTGCATGTTGACCCGTATATCCCCATTGTAGCTAGCAGTGCAAACGGCAACACTTCATGGTTCCTGTTCGCCGATCCGGGCAACAATAGGCCTGCCCTGGAGATAGGTTTTCTCCGTGGCCACACTGAACCGGAGATCTTCATCAAGGCCCCAAATGCTCAGCGTGTCGGCGGCGGTGCTGCCGACCCGATGGCCGGTGATTTTGATACTGACAGCATCCAGTACAAAGTAAGGCACGTGCTCGGTGGGACTAGGATGGATCCGAAGATGACCGTGGCCAGTAACGGCAGCGGTTCATAAGCAAACTAAGGGAGGGGTTTGTAACCCCTCCCTCTATTTAAGGTGATTATTATGTCTGAATATAGACCACCCATAGATCGTGGAGTAGTTATGCTGGGAGTTGACGGAAAGCCACTGATAAAAACTGGAAAAAAATTAATCGATGATGTTTCTGGTTTTATTGGTACCATACCGGTTGAGCATGTAAATATCCACAAGGGGATACTTTTTTCTATTCTCTATAAAGTTAGTGTTACGGCTAGCGGAGTTACGTATATACAGATAAAAACCGGTGCAAAAACTGTCCACTTCAAACCAACGAATATAGCAACTGACGCGGACAAATTTGCTATTGAATTTTTGGAAAGTCCGACGTTGACCGATGGCTCAACCGCAATAACAGTAATAAATCGAAACAGAACCAGCAGTAACACACCGGAAACTGTGCTTTATTCAGACCCAACTGATGTTTCCGGCGGTACCAAGATAGACGAATTTTATATTGGAGGAAGTGTTGGGTTCAAAGCTGTTGGCGGTGACATTATTGCTGGTGTAAACGAGTTTGTTTTGAAACCAAATACTAACTACATTTACAAAATAACTAACGAAGGCACGGCGGACGGAATTATTATGTTGAGGATGTTTTTCTATGAAATGTAAATGTTTTCTTTTGAGGTGATAAAATGCCAGACCCGAGGCCGGTAACCAATACCGACGAATTTTTAAAAGCTATTCTTGACGAAATTCGAGGTCTTCGCCAAGACCTAAAGAAACCGGAACCTAAAGGCGACTTGGTGCAGCTGAAGGAACCCAAGACAACTAAAAAGCCCCGTACTAAAAAGGAGGGGTGATGTAGAATATGGCATTTACTTACGACGTAAATGCAGACCGCGGCAAAGTTCGGCTGCTCATAACGGACGTGGACAAAAACAACCCAATTTTCCAGGACGATGAAATAGACGCTTTTCTTGCTATGACCCAAGTAAACGGCGAAAACGACATCCGCCTGGCAGCCGCCCAGGCTCTGGACACTATAGCTAGCAGTGAAGCTCTGGTGCAGAAGCGTATTAAACTGCTAGATCTTTCTACAGACGGCCCAGCTGTGGCAAAAGAATTGCGGGAGCGGGCGAAAGAGCTCCGCCGGCAGGTAGATGAGGAATTTGATTTCGATATCGCCGAGCAGGCCTTGGATGCCTTCAGCACCCGGGAATTAATCTGGAAGGACGCGCTGCGCAATGGATAAGAGGTTATTTCACCCGAAGCTGCTCGACAGCCTGGGCAGTTTTTTTAATTCTACCTGCACCATCCAGGAATACACGGAAACGCAAGATGAATGGGGAGAGCCAATTCAAACTTGGGCAGACAAACCAGGACACATTGACATCCCCTGCGCAATAGCCCCCAGCGGCGGCCAGGAAGTCAAGCGGCCAGATATGACCTATGTGGTCAGCTCGCATTATATTACTCTGCGCGGAAACTATCCGGCCATTACTGAAGCTATGCGGGCGGTTGTGGCCGGGAAAACTTATGACATCCTTCTGGTTGAGCACGACAGCCGGGGGATAACGACCAGGTTAAGTGTCCAGGTGGTGACATAAATGCTGAAAATGAAGATAACCGGCGTCAAGGAATTGCAAAAGAATCTTGAAAAGCTCGGCGACGAATTCACGCGTAAGCTCGAAGCGGCCACCCGAGCGGGGGCGTTAGTTGTTCAAAATGATGCAAAGCAGCGGGCTCCGTACCGGACCGGGACACTTAGGCGCAGCATCCATACAGAAATAACAAGCAGGAAGTATAACCAGGTTGAGGCCCTGGTAGGTACCGACGTTGAATATGCCCAGCGTATTGAGATGGGTTTCAGCGGCGTGGACAGCCTCGGCCGCAGGTTTAACCAGCCGCCCAACCCGTATTTGCGGCCGGCATTGGATGAGAACCAGGACGCGGTCCAGAAGGAAATAGCAAACGTTTTCCGGGAGTTGTTGAGGGGGTTTAAGCCTTGAGTTACATTGAACAATCCCTGGAAACCTATTTGAAGAATTATGCCGACTTAACTGCCTTGGTGGGTACCCGTATTTACCCGGCCAAATTGCCGCAGAACTTTACTCCTCCGGCAATTACATACAGCAGAATAAGCAGCTCACGTTATTACTCCCACAGCGGCCCCTCGGGTTTAGCACGGCCGCGTTTTCAACTGTCCTGTTGGGCAGAGCATTACGGAGAAGCCAAGCAAGTTGCAGAGCAAGTTCGTGCTGCTCTGGAAGCATGGCCTGCAACAAAAACGGTGCAGGCTGCTTTTGTGGTCAATGAGCTGGACGGCTACGAACCGGAAACTAAGCTGTACCACGTGCCGGTTGATGTAATTTTCTGGCATAACGAATAATGGGCGGAGGTGAGTTATGAAGAATTTAAGAGAGATGTATGAATTGGGCAGTTGGAAAGGTTTAAAGCAATACAAATGCAAATTATGTCCTTATGACACTTTGCATGAAAACGAAATAATCAAGCATATCCAGGAGCGCCACCTGCCCAAGCCGAAGCCGAAAGTAAAGAAGGTGCTGCCGATCTACGATAGGTTTGGCAACCTGGTTGAAGTTGAAAGGGAGCAGGAGGTGTAATCTTTGGCACGGACGGATTTAACCAAAACAAACGCACCCGGGCATTATGCGAGTTCCGGTGCTGCATTGGCCTTCGAAGCTGGTGACGCAGTGAATGGCAACCAGTTCGTGGCTACGGGGAAGGAACTGGTGATAGCAAGAAACACCGATGGTGCTGCAGCGCACACGGTGACGATACACAGCACTAATGACCCCTACAACAGGACGGGCGACATTGCTAACTATTCTATTCCGGCAAACGGCTTTGCCGTGTTCGGGCCCTTCCCAAGGCTAGGCTGGATACAGAGTGACGGAAAAATCTATATTGACGTTGACGATGCCCTTGTTGAACTGGCGGTAATTGTTTTACCTTAAAAGTTAAGAGGAGGAATGATTAAATGAGCAACGCTATTTCTGCGTTTGGCACGCTTTTGAAGATAGGAGATGGAGGTTCCCCTGAAACCTTTACCACGATTGCCGAGGTAACTGATATTTCCGGTCCTTCTTTGAGTGCAGATACCATTGACGTGACCAACCACAATAGCGCAGGCGGCTACAGGGAATTTATTCAGGGGCTGAAGGACGCAGGGGAGGTAACATTTACAATTAACTTTATCCCCACGGAAAGCACTCATAACGCAGCAACGGGGCTTCTCAAAGACTACGAAGACGGCACGCTGAGAAACTTCCAGCTGGTGTTCCCCGATGCAGGAAACACGACCTGGTCCTTTGCTGCTGTTGTGACTGGCTTTGAGCCTGCGGAGCCCATCGATGATAAGTTGGCTGCAGATGTTACATTGAAGATTAGCGGGCAGCCAACGCTTGCGTAAGGGAGGATAGTCTATGGGTAAAGTTGTACCAGTTATTTCAATCGAATTAGACAAACCGAGGAATCTCAAGTTTGACTTTGCAGCTTTAATGGCTTTTGAAAAAGAAACGGGCAAAAATGTTCTTTCAGATAATGTGTGGCAGGACATGAGTGCAACAGACCTGGTAACGCTGCTCTGGGCAGCATTGAAGCATGAGGACAAAGAACTTACCTTGGAGCAGGTGGGTAGTATGATACATTTCGATAATGTGGCAGAAATATCTCAAAAGCTGCAGGAAGCCTTTGCCCAGGCCATGCCCGACGCAGGTGGTAAAGAAGAGGGAAAAAACAAGAATCGCCCGACTGGCTAACTTTATGGGCCGTCGGGCGATATGATCTTGGCTTGAGTGAAGAAGAGTTTTGGGAACTGACACCGAAAGAATATAGCGCATTAGTTGAGAGATACAATAATGAGCATGAATGGCAGAACTTTAGGGCTGCGTTAATTGCATCTACAATAGCAAATATATCTAGGGATAAAAAGAAGCACCGCAAGCCATTCACGCCTCAAGATTTCATGCCTGGAGCAAAAAGAAAGAAAAGAGCAAGTACCTGGCAGCAACAATTGAGGTTAGTTGAATTGTTAAATGTTGCATTTGGGGGAGTAGATAAGCGAAAAAGGGGAAGAAGAAAATGAGTTTATTAGGACAGCTTGCAGTATCCATAATAGGGGATACTGCCCAATTGAAAAAAACCTTTAAGGAAATAGGAGATCAAGCTTCTGCCCTCCAAACGGATATGCAAAAACTCGGAAAGCGTGTGGGGGATACCGGCAAAACAATGATCAAATGGGTAACAGGGCCAATAGCTACAGTCGGGGGAGGGCTTCTTGCTATTGCACAAAAGACTGCCAATGCCGGTGATGAGATTCAAAAGATGGCACTGAGAACCGGCTTTTCTGCCGAAGCGCTTTCGGAATATAAACATGCTGCAGAGCTAAGCGGAACGTCTCTTGAAAGTCTTGAAAAAGGCGTTAAAAGGATGCAGAAAGTCTTGTTTGATGCCGAAAAAGGGCTTTCCACAGCAAACGATGCAATTGACGCACTGGGTTTATCTCTTGAAGACCTCCAGGGCCTGTCTCCTGAGCAGCAGTTCGATAAACTGGCTATGTCGATAGCAAGCATTGAGGACCCGTCGCGCAGAGCTGCATTGGCACAGGAGATATTCGGCCGTGCAGGAACTGAGATGCTTCCTATGTTGGCGGCCGGTGCGGATGGAATAGCTCAGATGCGTCAGGAGGCTCGGGATTTAGGTATTGTTTTTAGTCAAGAAGCGGCAGATGTAGCGGCACAGTTTAATGATGATATGGACAGATTAAGAAAGGCTTTAGGCGGTGTTTTTCAGGAACTTGGCATGAAATTGATTCCTATAATGACCGAAGAATTTATACCGGCCATAAAAGAAAACGTGATTCCCTTAATTCGTGAGTTTGGCGAAAAAATTGGCAATTTGATTGAATGGTTTAGCAATCTTGATCCCCAATGGCAAAAGGTTATTGTTGCCGCTGGAGGATTCCTGGCCGTTCTAGGACCACTTCTAGTAGTGCTCGGAACAGTTATCAGCTCTGTATCGGCGTTAGCACCAGTATTTGTAGCTTTAACCGGACCCATCGGCCTTGCTGTTGCGGCTGTTGCTGGATTGATAGCTATTGGCATTACCCTCTACAAGAACTGGGACAAAGTAAAATATTTCGCTGTTCAAGCTTGGGGCTACATCAAAATGGTTGTTCTCGACGCAATTCACTCCATGTTAATCGGTCTTGAAAAATTCACGAGTTTTATCCCGATATTAAACGCAAAAGTAACCGAAGCCCGAGAAAAAGTAGGGCGCATGATTGACCATGAACGTATTACCCTTTCGGCACGCAAAGCAGTTTACGAAATGGTTGAACTTGAAAATCAAATTCGCAGTACAACGGAAAACGTAACAAAACAAGTGCCGGCATTAAATTCAAATATAAAATCAATGTTTAGCGCTGTTGACGCTGCAAACAGCATGGCTAAAGCTCAAGGCGAACTGGCAAAGAAAACTGACGAAGCTACAAAAGCATTAGCAAGGTTAGATGCGCGAACGAGAGAATGGGTAAAGCGTGTCGGTTATCCAACTGGCAAAAGCAAAGAATACCTGCGCCAGTTGGGCGCGGCAATGAAGTTGGAGCATGAGTTAAAGTTGGATATAGATTATTCCAAAATAGGCATTCCGATTTCGCAAGAAAAGTTACCAAAATTCGCAGCCGGCGGCATCGTGCCCGGGCCAATCGGTAAGCCGCAGCTTGCCGTGGTGCACGGGGGAGAGGAGATAATTCCAGCTGGCAGAAGCGCTCCCAAAACCGCAAACATAACAATCTACCTCGATGGCAGACAGATTGCGCGTGCAATAGGACAGCCGCTTACTGACGAAGTGCGTATCAGAACGGGGGTAAAAATATGATAATCAGAATTGGCGGCAATCAGGTAAATATCCTTTCGGGCACGCTCAACATAGACGACATGATTGGCGAGCGTTCGACCTGTACGTTTGTCGTGCGTGATGATAACGGTACGGCAAGCTACCGCAAAGGCCAGCCTGTTGAGGTAGAAGACGACAGCGGCGTGCTTGTTTTCGCCGGTGTGATAGATTCTGCCGAAGAAGTGAAACCGGGGCCTAGCGCTTTAAAGCTTCACACAATTAGATGCATAGACTGGCATTATCTTGCCGACAAACGCATTGCGGCGAAAGCTTATGAAAATACGCTGGCGGGGGATATTGTAAAAGATTTGGTTAGCAATTATTTACAAGCTGAAGGCATTGGGACCTGGGAAGCTTATTCGGGCAAAACGTGGGGTGATTTGTAAATGTCAACTACAACAGGTGGGGATCTTAATCTTACTAAACCGGAATTAACTGACCAAGTAGATCAGACTGTTGGCACCGATTTGCCTAATAATTTCCAGACAATTGATGATCGGTTTACTGAACATCAGGCCGATAAAGCGCCACACCCGAATATCCCTTCAGTAAGAGTAACTCATAGTGTATCACAATCAATTGCTGATGCTACCGTTACCGTACTATCGTTTGACACAGAAAGGTTTGATAATGATGCAATTCATGATACTGCTGTAGATAATTCAAGATTGACTGCACAAACCCCAGGTAAATATTTAATTGCGGGGAATGTGGAATTCGCTGCGAACTCTACCGGGATGCGCACTGTTGCCATTAGAATCAATGGTACTACTTTTATAGCACAACACACAGAAAATGCAGGAGCAAACGTCATGAGATTGCCAGTATCTTCGGTTTACGATTTGGCCGCTGGTGATTATGCAGAATTGATTGTATATCAAAGCAGTGGTGCATCATTAGATGTAACTAAAAGCAACCAACACTCTCCTGAATTTATGATGGTAAAGGTGGGATAGAATGAAACTTACTTATACAAAAACAGTTTTACTTTCAAAACTCCATGATGAACTCCTTGCAGCTGGCGTTGTAGTGGCAGGACGTGACCGCGTTGAGGGTAAACCCGATGATACAGGAGTAACTTGCTCGGAAGTTTATATTACTATTCCAGACGATGCACCAAAAGAAATCATTGACCAAATTGAAACCGTAGTTAATGCCCACGACCCAACACTTCCACCTCCACCTTTGCAATCAATAAAAATAACCACAGACAAGATCGAGATTATTGCAGATGGCGTAGATACCGCAACTATTACCGTAACCTTAGAGCCAGCAGGTACAGGCATTACTACTATTGACGTGCTGGTTGACGGCTCACCTGTGGCTGAAGTTGATGTCGTTGATGATGTGGCAACTTTTGAGTTTACTGCAACAGATCCCGGCAAGTATATGATTGAGGTTATATCGGGCGAGGTTCGTAATCATATCTTTATAAAGGCGGTGTAATGATGAGGGTTGAAAAGAAAAGTGGAAAAGTAAAGATAATTGCAAGCAAACCAAATGCGCAGGTTGAAAAGCTGAAAAATGAGGTTGCAAAAATAAAAGCTAACAAAAAACCTGTTTCGCAGTAGGACTTTTATGCGCAGCAAAAGGTAGGTGGTTAAAATAACTACCTGGGCAGATTTATCTAATGACATTCAAGACGGCCATATTGTCAAGGAGGCCGTTTTTAATTATGTACCTGTAACCCAAGCACTTGACGAACTTGCCGAAAAATCCGGTTTTTGGTGGCGAATAACCCCATATAGGCGGCTTCATTTCAAAGCCAGAGAATCAAACGCCGCTCCCTGGACGGCCACCGCCACCGACATAAAACGCGACAGCGTTAGCGTTGAGCATGGCAACCCAAAGTACCGCAACCGGCAGTACATTAAAGGCGGGCGCGATATAACCGACCCACAGACGGAAACGAAAGTAGGAGATGGAGAGGCACGTTCGTTTACAGTTGGCTTCCCAATCGCAAAAGTACCGACAATCGAAGTAAGCTTAAACGGCGGAACATGGATAGTGCAAACAGTCGGGATTAAAGGAGTTGAGACGGGCAAGCAGTTTTACTGGTCTAAAGGTGACCCCGTGATTGTCCAGGACGACTCCGAAACTGTGCTTACCAGTGCGGACAAAGTAAGAGTAACTTATCAAGGTGAGTATGACATTGTGGTTTTATCTGAAGACAACGCGGCAATAGTAGACAGACAACAAGTAGAAAGCGGCGGCACGGGTTACGTTGAGGATGTTGCTGACGAGCCGAACATAACCAACCGCGACGCGGCTTTTCAACTTGCTAACAAGAAACTCCAAAAATACGCAGTCATTGGACGCAGGTTGAGATTTAAGACGCGGCGTAGCGGCTTGCAACCAGGCCAACTTTTAACTGTGAACCTGCCGGAACATAATTTCAATAATGATGAATTGCTGATTGAATCTGTAACCATTACCGAGGAACAAAATATTCTTTGGTATGATATCGTTGCCGCAGAGGGCCCAGAGCAGGGTTCATGGGCAAAAATGTTCCACGCAATGGCAACAAGAGGACAGGCGTTTGTTGAGCGTATAAATATCGGCGAAGATCAGGTATTAATTACGCTTCAAACATTTAGCGAGTCATGGCCCTGGGCAGAAAACGTCGTTGAAAACGTGTTTGCGTGCCCGGTACCGAGCGTTGATTTGTACCCCAGTAGCACACTTTATCCATGTTAGGGGTGACGATATGAAAGAGCGAATACCCTGGCGCGGCAAAATCCGCGTCATTTCTATATTTAAAGACGGGACGAAGCAGATAGATGAACTTGAAAACCTTATAACCGACGCGGGAAAGAACTTGTTGCGGAATTTTCTTGACGGCACCGTGACTGATGGCGCCATCAAGTACGTTGCATTTGGCAGCGATAATACCGTTCCCGCAAGCGGAGACACAAAACTCGGCAATGAATTCTTCAGGAAGCAGGTAACGAAACAGGAAACGGGCGCAGCGGGAGAACTGACAACAACAGTCTACATTGCCCCGTATGAAGCTAATCAGCAAATTGAAGAAATAGGCTGGTTTGCGGGGGCTGAGGCCACGAGCACAAAAGACAGCGGAGTATTGATAGCGCGGGTTTTGTACAGCAAGAACAAAACGGAACTTGAAAGTTTGCAAATTGAGCGAACTGACACGATAGGGTAGGTGAGGGTATGGCGTATACAAAAACTACTTGGGTTGAAGGCAGTGCGCCTGGGATTAGTGCTGAAAATTTAAACAAACTTGAAACCCAGTACGATGAGGTTAAGTCTGAGGTTGCAAAAACTGACGGAACAAGTGATATTCAAGTGCATGGTTCAAATGTAACAGGGAATGTTTTTGTTCTAACAAGCGACTATGAGGATGCTGATGTACTAGCCAAAATTAAGAATGTAGACGGCGCAGGGAGTGGGCTGGATGCGGATAAACTTAAAGGCGTAGACCATCGTGGCCAGGGTGGGACTTCTGAACACCCAGTCGCGACAACTTCTGTGGCAGGGTTTATGAGTGCGGCTGACAAAAATAGGTTAGACGGCGGCACTATAACCAGCGGAAGTGTACATTATACAGACAGCATTGATGCTGGGTCTACGTTGACGAAGCAAATTGCCATAGGAAGCGATAAAATAAGGGGTAAATTAACTGTAAGTAATTATACTACCACCGAAACAGATATGGGAATACACGGGGTTATGGTATTTTTCAATACCGATAATCTTAAAACCTTAGCCGTGGGTCACAGAGCTAGTCCTGACGTTTCAGCCGCTGCTATATCTAGAGCATATCTAGGCAAAATAACGGTTGCTGGTTCTAGTTCTGGCTTTGGGCGCAAGGCAACAGGCCATGAGGAAATCAGGATAAATGAAATATATATCAGCGGCTCTAATTTGGTAATAGAATTCGAAAATACAGATACAGCTGCTCAATCGCTTAACTGTCAGATAGACTGGGAGGTGGAGTGATGTTTTGGATTGAAACGCAGGGCAGCATGATAACAACGTTGGGGAGGACAGAAGCTAATGTACCCCTTAACGAAGGCCAAATTGAAATAACGAAGGAAACAGCGCAAAAGATAAAAGTTCTTCCCTTGGGATATTATTTAGAAGGAAACAATATAGTGCCATATACACCGGTAGAAGTCAAAATTTCCAACACGAACCCCGAGGCAATGGAACAAGTTAATATTTCAGCATTGACACCTGACAAACAGGGCGACGGCATTGAAGTTGTTCTTTATATTGACGGTGAGGAACAAGCCCACGGACAAATGCCCTGTACTTGGCCTGTAATATTTGAAATTCCTGGCACTTATACCGTTGAAATAGATGCTGGCCGGCACGGAAGAATAAAAAAACAGGTGGTGGTAGAATGAGCGTAATACGGGTTAGCAAAAAACCAGAAAACTTGGACGAAAATCAATTTCTTAAGGAAGCATTAAAAGAACTACAAGGAAAAATGAAAGCCAAAGGCGAAACTTTTACTTTCGATATTGAGGCACGGGAAGTTAGGAAAAAGGGAAAGAAAATTACACAGTAGGCACAGTAAAGTACATATAATACCGCCTCACGGCGGTTTTTTATTTTGAACGGAGGTGGGGTAAATGGACCATGAGACGCTGGTAGGGGAGGTGTCTGACTTGAGGGCGCGGGTCAAAAATCTGGAGGGGTGGCAGGAAAAGCAGAATGGGAGCATTCAGATGGTAGAGAAGCGCGTCAATCAAATATACTTCTGGATCATCGGTCTGATGGGCGGGGTAGTTGCCTCGCTTATTTTATTAGTTGTGAACTTGTCGGTGGGGAGGTGAGCGTTTGAAGTATCGTAGAGACGGGGATGCGGTCATTTGGCAAATACCGTTAAATAAGTATCGCTCAGAGCTAGTTTATGTTGGCCGCAGGCGTAGGTTATCCAGAATTGCACGCCAGTATGGGACAAGCCATGCAGCCGGCGGGACGGTATTATATGCGCTGAATACGGGAATACCGGTGCAGCCGATATACACTAAGGAAGGGCTTCACTACGATTATAAGGGCGACGTTTTGTTTTACCAGGATAAGAGTGGGAAGCATAAAATTTTCTGTCTGCCAGAGGACAAATACTTAGGATACCGAATGTGGGACATGGTTTGGGGTTTCGGAGTTGTTGCGCAGCTTGTCAAAGACGGTAGAGTGGACCTGCGATACCGTACCGATTGGCTCCATGGCTTGGTGAAGACCCGTCACCCGCGCACTGCTTACGGTGTACGTGGTGACGAATTTATTGTTGTAACGATTGACGGGCGCCGTTACGGTAGAGGTATGACCGGCCCGGAGCTTGCAGAATACATGGCGTCTTTGGACTGTGACCTCGCGGTCATGCCCGACGGAGGTGGTAGCAGTGAGGCGCTGGTGAACGGTAAGATTGTTAATCGTCCGAGCGACGGGAGGGAGCGGCCGCAACCGGCCGCATTATTATTTATAGCCAAAGGTACCAAAAATCAAAAGCCAGGCATTGAGTTAAACATTAACCGGCTCTTGAAGTTTGGTACCAGGGGCGATGACGTAAAGCGACTCCAGGAAGCTCTCAGCATTGCCGGCTTTAAAAACATAATCTATTAGTCGATGGAATTGTCGGCCCGCAAACCATTGGAAAATTGCGCGAGGTGATATCATGAGCGACATAACGACTATCACCAAAATGCTCATTGAAGTGGTAATGGGAATGATGCTTGGTGAAGAGACAAACGACGTACAGCTGTCAAAGAATTTCACCCTTAAAGAATTCCAGTGCCCTTGTTGTGGAGCTGTCAAAGTCAACCCGGAACTTGTTAGGCGGCTGCAAAAAATGCGTGATAAGTTGGGTAAGCCAATCATGATAAACTCCGGGTACCGGTGCGCTGATCATAACAAGGTAATCGGCGGCGCCACAAAGAGCCAGCACCTTTATGGCAATGCAGCAGATATTTCTGTGGTAGGAATGAGTGCCGGCGAACTTGCCGATTTTGCGGAGCAGTTTTTTGAAGATGGTGGCCTGGGAAGATATCCGGGTCACGTCCATGTCGATGTCAGAGGCGAAAGGGCAAGGTGGAATGGGTAAATAAAATCTTAAAAAGGGGAGATTTTAAATGTTTGATTCTGTGTTAATGGAAAAGGTAAGTGAGCTTTTACTCATCCTGATCCAGGTGGCGATACTTATCGCCCTGGGCTGGGCCCGACAACTTAAGAAAAAAGCGGAGGAGTATTATAAGAGCCGCACGACTGCAGAGCAGCGAGCGGTTCTTTCAGTAATGGCTAGAGATGCATTTGCCTTTGTGGAAGCTGTGTATAAAGATTTGGATGGCCCGAAAAAGTTAAAAGAGGCAATGATGATGGTCAGTCGGCGGGCGCGCGAGGCCGGGCTTAATATTGATGAAGAAGATATAAGAGCTGCAATAGAAAGCGCCTGGCTGGAGGATAAAAGGAGGGTTGAAAACCTACCCGGTAAAGTTGAAATTACGAGTGGGGGGTGATCACCTTTTCCGCAGAGCAACGGCGGAGGAGGTGATGCCTTGTTTAGATGAAAGTTAATGTAAACCGCAAGCGAACAATTCACCTAACCCAAAACTAACCCCGCTTTCCGGTGGATCCGGAGGCGGGGTTTTTGTTTTAGTAAATTAAAACATGGTTTTGATTGGGCACGTAAGACAAAAAAGTTCAACCAAAAGTTCAACCATCGTTCCGGAATTAAATAGAGGGGATTAGTATTTTTTAAAAATCAACGATTCGGTCAAGACTTGACAAGCCTGGATTTTAAGCCCATATTAGAAGTAATTAGAAACTATCAAAATAGCGCTTTAGCCTTTTGATAACCTTGGGGTGGTAGAGGCCGCAGGTTCAAG